CCTGTAGCGGATGAGGCTCCATAATCCCCTGTAGCGGATGCAAAACCGTGTCGCTCGTCTGATCCTGCCTCTTTGTTTACCTTACTCATAGTAAAATCAATAGCCATCTTTACAAGTCCTGCAATAGATAATCTAGCTCCGATCTTAATATCAGTAGCACATACCTTAGTATTATCTCCGCTCTTATCCATCTCTCCAGATAACTCTACCTCATGGAATACGCTATGTGCTGGATCATAATATCCGAAACAATCTAACGGATACTCGCAAGCGTGAAAACCTGTATCACAGCACTCCGCTCTTTCTGTGTGAAATTCCTTACCCTCCTCATACTGATAGCCTCTACAGGTAAGATCCTTGTTAAATCCTTTAAATGCTCTCATAGATTTTTCTCCTTTTCTATGTGTGTTATTTTTATTGATAAATAACTTAATCCTCAATATGAGGAAAATTTAGATAGTTTTTGAAAAATATTTTATTTACTGCTTTCCATTCTTTCTCTGGTACGGTTTACCTTAAAGGTCTTAACCGCTAAGAGCTCATCCTCTGGGATCTGGAGGAGATACTTTATCTGCTCCAGCATTAACTCTACATCTGCGATCTCCTCTACTAAATTATCTCTGGCAATAGCCTTTTTATCCTCCGCTACAGGCTGTCCTAAGCCTGTTTCTACTCTGCGGTACTTGTTTACCGCCTGTATGAGCTCTGCACACTCCTCTACTAACTGGTTACTCTGTGCCTCATATCCATAGTACTTAGCTGTTTCTAAGTTCATTTCACTAATTTTACACATATCTAATACGCCTCCTTTATCAACTCTCTTATTCTGTAAATCTCTGCACTCTCTAACCCTAAGGGATCGTGATCTACTCCTCCAATAGCATCTATAACCGCTCTGAGTGCCTCCCTGCTCTTATACAGATCCTCCATTAAGTTATCCTCAATGAGGTAATACTCCTTAGGATCTCCGAAAGATACTGCTATAGCATAATCCTCTTTTCTCATAGCTAAGCTCTGCTCCTTAGCCTTATCTATCCAGCTCTTTTTTACTGTGATACTCTGGCTAGGGTTCATCTTTGTTTTAGCCTCAATAAAGAGTTTATCTACCACTACATCTCCTTTTAGAAACGGAGTTGATCCAGATCCTACTACCTGCCTACCTCCTATAGCCTTAGCTATACGCTTTTCCTGTTTTGAGCTCTTAGCTCTTGTACTATCTTTCAATCTCTATCTCTGCCTCCACGTTTAAATACTGATCCCTAAGTTTTCTCCACAAAGCCTCTCTAACCCTACCTCTAAAGAAAAGAGGCTTTACCTCATATACCATACTAATTACACTTATACTATTCATAGCATCCAGCGTACTCCATCTACCATCACAGGCTCTAGCGTTAGCCCACCCTGTAAACTCCTTAAATGTACAATCCTTAATTTTCTTTTTCATTTACTTACTACTGCCTCCTTTTATAAAGAAATTGATAACAAACATCACAAAGAAAATAACCTTAAAGGAAACTCCAATCCCTAACAAACCAGCTACAAAAACTATTAAAAAACTCTCTACCAGAGTTACTCCTGCTAATATTAAAATTGCAAGTACTACATACCAAAACATTACTCAGCCTCCTTAGTTCTCAAAAACTCATTTACTAAATAAAAATCTTTATCCATAATAGATAAATGCTCCTTAGCTCCGCCTTTTCTATACACAATTACCATATTCTCCTTAGGTTTTCTGGCTCTAAGTACCTCATATGCTCCTACTGTAGGTATAATCAAATAGCCCTTACTTTCCAGAAACTCCTCAAACGCCTTTAGCTGGCTCATGTGTAGCATATTTCTGATAGCCATATTATTTACCCTCGCTTTCTTCCGGTACTACCTCCAGTATTCCAGCCTGTGTAAGCTCATAGATAGTATCTGTTACAATATCCAGTTCTGATCCTCCTACATGATAAGTACCCTCTACTGCTACATCTACATACAAATCTCTGTGCTCTGTCCTTACTGAGATCTGTACACATGGAATATCATAATCCTCTGCAATATAAGCAATCTTACTAGGCTCATCTACATCCATTAAAAACTTATGGTACCATTCATGCTGATACTTATAACCGATACCCTCTAAACAACGCTCTCCAGCATCCGCCCACTCTTTACCTGTCTTAAATCCGTACTTTTTAAGTTCATCTAAATCAATACCTGCTTTTACTCTTAAACTCATGTTATTCTGCCTCTCTTTCTTCTAACCTCACTCCACCATACTCCCAGAGATCCTTTTTCATCTCATCCATATCTAGCTCTCCATTTTGCCAGCGTTCATAGTACTGTAATACCAGCTCTGTAAACTCTGGTATCTTCTTTGCATAAGTCTTTTTCCAGTAATGATCCATGAGTACCTCCATAGGGAGTACTAAGAGTAATGTCATAGCTGTATTTATGGCATCCTCCATAGCCTCCTGTTTGATCCTCTTAAGATCCTCCTCTGTTACCTGCCTTACTGCATTATGGAGCTGTGATCTGGTTAGATTATAGGTTTTTACCTGTTTACCTTTTTGCTTTTCAAGCCTACGCCTCTCAGCTCTACCCACACTTAACACTCCTCTCTCACAGAAATTTTACTGGCTCTCCTACCCTTTTTACCATTAAGAACCCACTTACTGAGTGATCCTCTATCTGAGGTAGTGTATTTACATAAAGCTCTATACCTAACTCCTCTCGGAGTTCTCTGTTTATACTCTCTAAAGGAGCGTTTACAAGATAATTCAACTCACTCATAGTAGTAGCTGTAAAAGGCTTTCCTATAAAATCTCCCATTACACCTACTCCCTCATCTCTTGCCCTGCTCCACGCCTCCTTAAGCAAAATCATTAACCTACTTACATCCATGATATACCGCCTCTACTTTCCACCGCTTAAGAAACTCCTCTAGGCTACCGTAATGCACCCAGTATCTAAAACGCTCTCCAAAAGCTACTCTTAATCTGGGCTTACCATTCCACATTACAGAAATTGTTTTAATCTTATATACTTTACCGCTCTGTAAGAGTTCATTATCTACCCCCATGTATCTAGCTTTTATCATCCTGCTCCTCCTGTACCTGCATAGCCTGTAATCTGGTTAGTAATCTACTGGCATCCTTAATAACTAACTCCAGATCTATAGGATCCATCTTTCCATTAAGCCTCTGCTCCAGATCGTCTACCCAATCATCGTTATCCCACCATCTCCACGGTAAAATACCAGCATTTTCTAATACTGCTTTAACATTTTCCCATGCCTGTAGCTCTTTATCTGCACTCTGGAGGCTTTTTAACTTCTTTTCTGCCTCCTCTAAATCCTTTGCTAACTTTGTGCCTAATCTCTGCCCTATAGCACTCTTTACTACCTTATCCTCCAGATAATCCCTACAGTACTCCGCCCTGTCATTGTAAAAGGGGATCCTATCCTCCTCCAGCCGACTAAAGATAATGTACTTATACACTCCTACAGGCTCCTCTATCTGCCTGTACAATGCCTTTTTAACAGTTCTCAAGCCCTTAGTATCTGGATTAAAATAGATAAGCCCTACATGATCTGGGAGCTCCTCTTTCTTTACCAGCCCCTTAGGTACTACAAAATAAAACTCATTACAGTACTGTAAGTATAAATGCCACTTATTATCCTGTAGAAAATCATTTCTACTCACTTTGATCTCATAGCCGATAATGTTAAGCTTTGTATAGCTCTTTGTTATTGCCAGCCCATCAAACTTAAGTAGCCCCTGTGGATCTGGAAAATAAGTACTACAGGTTTTACACTCTGTTATAAAATAACTGGGCTTTCCACTATGAAACTCTTTAAGAGCCAGCTTTATATCTGTACTGGTTACTTTCTGTGCCACTCTGTTTACCTCCTTTGTTGTGATACTTAACTTAATCACAATCGGTAAGTATTTTTAGATAAAAAAAAGAGGATCCTAAGATCCTCTCTCTGGTATTAAAACTCTAGCACATTTTCCTCTATGAAAATATCCTTATGCACATCCGCATTAAATGCTAAGAGTGCTCTGGAGGCTCTTAGCATTACCTCCTCATCTCCCATCATTTTAGCCCCTGTGTATGTATTCTCCAGAAAGTCTATTACCTCCTGTTTCTGCTTTTCATTATCCATATATACCTCCTATAAATCCTCCCAGCCATCATATCCCAGCTCTTTTAATTACATCTTACTCTCCCAGATAGCATCCATTAGATTATCCGCCTCTATATCCTCTGGATCTGTGCTACACTCTAAGGCTACCTGTAACACTTTTATATAATCTATCAGCTCTTTTATACGCTCATCCATTAAGCCCTCCTATTTGAGTAAATCTTTTACTCCTACTGTGGTTTTCTTATACACAGCATTTTTTACAGCTCTCTTAGGGTTCTTTGCCAGCCCTACACCCTTTTTACCATACAGAGGATTAACTGCTTTCTTTACCGCTCTCTTAGCCTTACCTGTAGTACTTGCTTTAATAGCCTTTTTAAGGCTAGGTTTTCTTACTCCGATTTTCATATTACTTTACCTCCTCTGCCTTATATTCCTCTGGTACCTTTTCTGTACACAAATGAGAGAAACTCTTTAACCACTTCTTAGTAGCCTCAACGCTCCTTACAGATCTAAACTCAGTTTCTTCTCCCTCCTCATACAGATCTACCTCATGTAACACGCTCCACCATACATCATCAAAGCTCTTTTGAGCACTGTAATCATCATTTCTAAAACTATCTACCGCTAAACTCTCCAGCCTCTCTAAGGCTATCTGGATCCTCTCATCCTCGATAGAAAAGTTATATCTTTTCTGCATCTTCTTAATCTGTTCCTGTTTCATCTGCGTTTCCTCCTGCATATTTGCTAAATACTGTTTATGTATCTTATCCTGCATTTCCTTTAATTTCTTTTCTTCTAGCTCTGTTTCTTTTTCCCACTCATCCCAGAATGATCCTAAGCTCTCTTTCATAATAACCGCCTACCTTTTTATATAGTGGTTATATTATAACTCATTTATGAGGCTAACTCAATAACCATCCTAGCCCACGCTCTGGCATCATCCTCCCCATACATCCGATACATACAATCCTTATAAGGGATCCTATAATCCGCCTTAGGATCATTCTCTACCAGTAAATGCTTATACTGTGGCTCCCTTGCCTTGTTTTGTAAGTGGTGCCTAAATTGATGGAGAAAACCCTCTAAGGAGGGCTCCCCTAAGAAAATCTCCTTTGTAGAGTGTACATAATTATCATCCCTTACCCACGCTGTAATAACAGGGATCTCTACACTATATACCTCCGCCAGCTCTGTATCTAGCTCTCTGATTATCTCTAATCTCTGGAGAGGAGTAGCGGATTTATAGCCCTTTGCCAGAGCCATACTAACAGGCTCCAGAGCTTTACACTCCTTAAATAATACCTTATAACTCTCTACTCTTTCTATTAGATCCATACGCTCCTCCTATTCTACCCACTCTAAACCTCCTGTATATCTGCCTCTGTGAGTTACTAACTTATCTGGATACACTTTCTTAAGATAAGCTATATCCGTTCTCAGTGTTCTCCTAGATACTCCTAAAGCCTCCTGTAGCTCCGCTGTAGTTGTACACTTAGCCTCCTTAAGGATATTTATTATCTGGAGCTGTCTAGCGTTTACTCCATGTATACTCATCTCTTAGCCCTCCTTATGGAGGAGTAATTAACTCCTCCCCTGTTTTTATAGTTTTACTGCATCCACTTTACATCTCTGTAATATAGTCTGCTTAGTGCCTTTATAATCGCTGTGCTCCTTTACGGTTCCTCTCAATCTTACCTTTGATCCCTCCGCTATGTTAAAAAATGCTGAGGTGCTTTTCCAGATAAAACAATTACCAGCATCATCTCTAAATACATTGATACCTACCGTATCTGTACCCCATCCTGCATAACTAGGAATATCATAAGTAGATCTTTTCTTAAATATTACTACCAGATCCAGCCTATCTCCTACCTGCCCCACATACTGGCTAGGATCCTCCTCTGTGGGTATCTTACTATTAAGTACTGCTTGTACCTCTGTAAGGTCTTTCCAGCTCATTGTACCGTATTCTGGATAGATATTAAGGCACTCCTCATAGCTAAGCTCTATTGTAGAGTATTTATCCTGTTTCTCTAAGAAATACCAGTTAATCCCTCCTCTATACTTTGCTCCTGCCTCTTTAAGCTCCTCACGGATCTCATAGGTATTACCTAACACTACATAGATCTTACCCTCTGAATTAAATCCGTATTTCTCAGCTATTGCTAAGCGATTATTATTAAACTCCTCTACCTGTTTAGCCCTCTTAACCTCTGCCCTCTTTCTGGCTCTCTCATCCAGCTTAGCTCTGTACTCTGGAGTATACTCTTTAATGATCTGAGGCTTACTAACTCTACCAGTGCCTCCACACTCGTAACAAGTCCACCCTGTATAAATCCACTGATCCGCTCCGCCAGCTCCTCCACATCTAGGGCAAGTATAATCATGGTAAATCTTTGTACCGTTTTTATCAGTTCTGATATAAACCATATTATTATTACTCATAACATTACCTCCTGTCTGGGAGCCTTTAGGCTCCCCTGCTATATGCACAATCCATAGTACCAATCCCTTTATACATAGGGCTTTTCTTTATTACATGGCTCTTAATTCTGAGCTTGTACCAGAGTGTAGGATCATCTACTGTATAGATCTTATCTACTACCCAGATAGCATTAAAATTTCTGTAGGTATCTCCCTCCTGTAATCCCTCTACCATTCCCTCTGGTATCTCATCATCTACTAACTCGATCTTATCTAATAAGGTTCTCCAGTAAAATACTCTGCCATCCTCCGTTACTAAAAATTCCTTATGGAGCTTGCTATTTTCCTCTGTGAGATCGTAGGCTCTGCACTTAACACATTTGCTATCAATGTACTCTACTGTATAATCCTCAAACTCTGCGTTTTCTTCTAAGTAAGAGATAAAGCTCTCAACTGTGAGGGCATCCATGAGATCCTCTGTAGCTCTCATAAAGTTTACTCTGTATCTGTTATCGTTATCCTCTTTATATCTCATATTGTTTACCTCTCTTTCAGTTTGTATCTAGTTCCTTACCTCACTTATAATATATACCCCCTATATAATAATGTCAAGCACTTTTTATATATCCCCTATATAAAATAATAGAGGAGGCTTTTTTATTGCCTCCTCCTGCTCTTATTTCCAGAAAAATCTATCTACAGATACTCCATAGAATTTAGCCAGATTGTAAAGTACTGTAGCCTTAGGGATCCGTGTACCTGTTTCCCACCTGCTTATACTTACCTCTGTATAACCTGTACCTTTTACCACATCTTTTAGAGTGTATCCCTTTTTCTCTCTTACCTCTCTAAGGTTATGTGCTAAGGTTTCCTCTATTTCTCTCATGCCATCCCTGCCTCATATACCTGTTTTCTAAGATACTCCAGCTCCTCCAGATCATTATAATAAAACTCCTGCACTCCATTAAATCCCTGCATCTTCTGCTCTTTGCCATCCTTAAGGATCGCCTTAAACCATGCTCCAGCCTGTGAGATAATCCCCAGCATGATAGCCAGATCTAAGGTATCCTTAATCTCATCCACCCCTGTACTGTAGTTGAGTGTGTAAGTTTGGAGCCTACGATCATTTTTAGTAACCTTGTTTTTCTCCACCTTTACACTTACCAGATTACCACTAGGGTTAGCATATCCACTACTTACCTCTTTATACTTCTCATCCAGTAAGGAGCCCTTTGTAAACCATAAGATCTGTGAGCACGCATGAGCTATAGCGGTACCACATGGGATCTTAAAGGGCTTATACGGATTTCCAATATTTTCTCTGAGCTGGTTAATCATAAGAAAAGTACACTCAGTTTTCTTGCAAAGCGGTACAGCCTTATCACAAAAGGCTTTCATAAGAGCACTGTTACCGCCATAGCTTTTCTCATCTAAGCCCTTTTCCTGTACCGCCTTAGGGATAATGAATGGAGCACTATCTAATACTGCTAAACCTACCTTACCAGATCTTATGTAGTCTAAGAGCATATCTAAGAGCTCCTCTCCATACTCACTCTCTGGCTGGATGAGGATTACCTTACTCCAATCTACCCCCAGAGTTTCTCCCCACTCCTTATCTATCGTATTTTCTGCATCCAGATATACACAGTACTTATCTGTGTACTTTTTCTGGAAATTAGAGATAATATCCAAAGCTGTAGTAGTTTTACCACTCTGAGGTAATCCTACCAGCTCTATGATCCTCCCTACAGGTACTCCTCCTCTGGTTAAGTAATTCATCATAGGGGAGGTATAGGGGATAAACTCTATTCCCTTAAGATCCGATGCTTTACGGATTATATCCGTTTTGTATTTTTTATTTACCTCCGCTATGAGGTTATCTATTTCTGCCATTAAATATCTCCCTCCGCTCTATGATTAGCTCTCTCTGTATCAAATCCCTCTGGGTATCTAGCTTTGAGCTTAGCAATATTCATCTGGAGGATCTCATCCAGATCGAAACCAAAACTATAACAGATCATAGCCATATACCACATTACATCTCCCAGCTCTTTTTTAAGATGCTCTCTATCAAGATCCTTTTCGTGAAAAATCCACTTTTTAATCATATCCAAAGTTTCTCCTGCCTCTCCTGCAAGCCCTAAGCATCCGTTAAGCACTCCTCCCAGATCCTCTACTACAGACTTAAAGCACTTAGGCTTATCTGGTCTATGTAAAAGCTCAATAGCCTTTTCGATCCTGTCTGTTGCATTACCGTCATTAGTTCTCATAGCTAACTCTACATATTCTTTTCCTGTCATTTTAATTATCTCCTTTCTCACACCACTCATTACAAGTATCGTTATAGGCTGTATGGCATCCATAAGCATCACTAGCCTCACAGCTACACACAAACTCTCCACCATCGTAACAATTATTACCGCAAGTACCGCAACACTCCATTACTGCTCTCCTCCTAACTCCTGCATAATGCCTACCTCCGTATTAAAGAGGTTTACATCTGCATCCGTGATACCTAAATTGTAATTTAACTCAATTACATTTCTAATAATGGCTATGTCTACTCCGCCTCCCTCATTAGGGCTAAAAAGTACAATACCATCATCACACTTAAAAGCTGTTTCTCCAGAGATCTCTACACCATTCTCCTCCAGATATGCTAAAAACTTATCTAACTTTTCCTCCATACCTAACACCTCGCCATAACATCTCTCATCATATCCAACTTTTTAAGCTCCTCTACAATATCGCCCTCTGGCTCCATTACAACTACTGGCATCAATAAAGCCTGTATAGCCTTAACATCTGGAGAGTAATACTCCTTATTATCCACAGTAGTTACACTGTATCCCATTAACTCCTCTGAGCTCCTACTCTCCTCCAGCTTTGCTATCTGGTTCACATTAAGCCAGATAGTAAGGTTTCCGCTCTGATCCTCAACTCTTATAAACATCGCCTTTTATGCCTCCTTAAAATATTTCTACACTGTACATAGAGATCATCATCTATATTTCTGAGCTCATGGAGATCTCTATGTAGCTGGCTCTTACTTATACAAAACTCTTTAGCCATTTTACGGATACTGTCTTTAGGGTTATCAATTAGCCACTGTGCCTCCTGCTTACATCTATCCTCTATGGCTTGCCTCCTAAAGTACTCATAAGCCCATCGCTCCATAGGCTTAATCCTCCATAGGATCCTCTGGCTCTCTGGTATATTTATCCTTACTAAATCTATCCAGATCTACCTCTGCTATCCTCTTTGAGAGGGATTTCTTTAATCCGCTGTAGATCTTCTCAGCCATCTCTAACTTAACTTTGAGGCTGTTGTAAGCTCTGCGGTAAATAGCCTCTACTAAGGCTTTATCCTCTGTGAGCTGTTCTACTCTGGCTTTTTTCTCCTGCACAGTACCAGATACTTTTACCATCGCCTCATTTTGAGCACTCTTCTTAGCATTAGAGGCTAAATCCACCTGCATACCCAGCTCCTCTACTCTCTGCCCTGCATAATACATAAGAGCTGGGATCTTAACACAGTAGTACTCTATCTGGCTATCTGGTATATCCTCTATAGAGTTTTCTCCTATGCTTTCCATAATCATATCCAGCTCTGAGATAGCACTATCCAACTCCTTACTAAAATCTGCTATCAACTCATTAGAGAGGGTTATTACAGGGGAGCTCTCCTCTTTTACCTCAGCTATGATTTTCTTTAATTTATCACTCTGTATCATTTCTCCGCCTCCCTTATAGCTCTGTTATAAAGAGTTACCCTCTTTGTGAGGCTCTTATATCCATCTGATCCAGCCTTATACTTAGCTCTTAAGCTCTCATCCTCCGCCTTTTGATTTTCTACCCAGCTTTTAAACTCTGAGAGCTCTTTATCTAAATGATGCTTTTTAATAAGCTGTATGATCTTCTTTATTCTCTGCCAGCGTGTGATCTTTACCTCATCTGGATCTGACTCATAGTCTGGTAGCTCTCTGTATTCAATTCCACAAAATACCTCATACAGATTTATTTTCATGCACCATCTAGTAGTAAAATCATGGTATGTAAGAGTAAGTATGTTATCCTCTCCTATCACGGTTTTTCTCATCCTCCTTTACCAGCTCATCTCTAAGGCTCTCAGAAAAGATCCGTAACTGTTTAGCATGGCTACTAAAATAATCATCATATCTACCTCTGTGAGCAAAATGAGCATCAAACTCTAAATATAAACAAATAGAGCTAAGAGTTTCTAATACCTCAAACTCTATTAACTTTTGTCTGTGGATCTTTTCTTTCAATTTTCTAAACACTTATCTCCTGCCTCCGCTTTGATCTCTTTTACACAATCAGAGCAATAACAACCCTCATAGCCCTCAATCTTGTATAAAAAACACATCCAGTTTCTATTCCATTTTCCATTATCGGAGCATCGTTTACACGATCCCATACCCTCTCCTGTACACTGAGTTACTTTCATTTCACACCTCCAAAATATCTACTTAACCAGCTCTCCAGATCGTAGCTGTATCTCACTCTTTTCTTTTTCTGCTCTATCTTTACTCCGTGATCCCTGCACCACTCTACAGGTATACTCTTTCTCTCCTCCGTCTGAATAAACTGGATCACATCCTGTACGGTTATGTAATATGTTTCCTCCAGCTCTCTAAAGTTAATTAAAAAGCCTCCGTACACTTCCTCATAATGAGTAGCTTTCTCCATTCCCTGTATCTGGTTAGGTCTGATCTTAGCTATCGGTATGCTCTTTCCTTTATGAGTTTTGAGCTCTACCAGAAAGAGATACGGAGATCTAAACAGGATATAATCACATGGATTAGATACTCCATAAAATCCGCTTGTATCATCCTTTAGGCGGTACAGGTAATAATCTGGAGGTACACACGCTTTAAACTCCTGCTCAAAGGTTTTACCGATGTTATTACTTGCCATCCTGTACCCCCTTAAATCTGCTAGGAGTAAACTTACATTTCTTTCTGCGATCTACATACATAGATCCCTCTTTATCAATGCTACAGTAGTAAGCTCCCAGCTCTCTACCACAATGCTCACAGTTACCACATACAGCTCTCAACGCTGCATTTTGCCCTGTAGAGGCTTTTTTCTTTTTACCTGTAGACTTATTAGCCTTTTTTCTGTTTGTATCTTTCTGAGCTGTCTGAGGCTTTTCTGGAGGGTTAGGATGTACCCACTTACCAGCATCCACTAAAGCACACTCATTTTTATATCTACAGTAAGTACACTTGCTATCATCCTTTTCTGGAGGGATCCCTGTTTTACAAGCACTGTTTACAGTTCGTATCTTATTAAGTACTGCCTGTTTCATCTCATCGGTTATTTTCCAGAGGTACGGTTTCTTTTTACAGAAATTTCTATCCTCATAAAAGAAAAGGATATAATCTATCCCCAGCCCCATACCGTAACAAGTAGCTTGCCACTTGTGATCCGCCTTAGGCTCATAACGGTTACTAAACTGGTAAGTACTCTCGGTTTTAATCTCTAAGATTACATCCTTACCATTAAATCTAATAACTCCGTCTGGCTGGAAATAGATAGAGAGCTCATCATTTTTACACCTGCCCTCTGTATGATCCTCATTCCAGCCGACAAACTCTGTTTTAATGCCTTTAGCCTGTGCCTCTTTTACCATTTCCTCCAGATCTAAGCACTCTACGCCCTCCATACGCTCTACTATGTGCTGTATGTCTAAGTGCCTATCTGTACCGCTCTGGCATATCTCAATAAGATTTACCTCACTCTGCTCTCCGTTCTGGGAGCCTCCGTGTACTCTCTGGAAAAATAACATACGCTCACAGCCATACATAGAAGATGGGCGGATATACTCAGATGGGGCTACCTGCCTCTCCTCCAGCTCCTTAGCCTTTACAGCCTCCTCATAATTTTTAAGAAACTTATCCTCAAAGGATACGCTCTCTGCATTTTTTCCTTGTGCTACTGCTATTAAGCTCTTTAATCCCATTAGTGACCTCCTAACATAACTCCGATGATATAGAGCTCAAATAAGAATACAAAAATACTTAAAGCTCCAACAAAATCTCCTACCAGCTCACAGCCCTCTCTATGAGTTCTGTAAAATCTTCTCCATTTTCTTTTAATCCGTCTTACCATCCTTGATCCTCCTGTTTTGATTGATAAGTAACCTAATCACAAACGGTAAGTAAATTTAGATAAAAAAAGAGGAGGCTTTTTACGCCTCCTCAGAGTTAATCTTATAATCTTCTACCCAACGGATCCCACGGAGTATATCCTACAGGACTATAAAAAGAGCGTGGATAAATATAAGGATCTTTTTTCCAACCCCACTCTTTTTCCTTTGTTTCTGCCTCCTGTTGATAAATTATCTGCTTACAGGTAGATTTAGCATACTCAATCTCTTTTTTAGTTCCTACTGAGTTCTCAGAATGTAACAAAACATAAATAGCATCACACTGATCTATCATAGCCTTGTTAATCTTATAGTAATCTGCTAAGCCCTCTGGTAAAAATGATGGATTAAGTACTATATGCCCTTTACTTCGTACAAACTCCTCAGCCTCATTAAAATACTTTTTATAATCAAATCTACCTGTCATAGCTCCAGCTATATAAACTCTCACTTATCGCACCTCCTAGTAATTTGTAATAAATACCTCTATATCCTTACTCTGCTTATCCTTTTTATGATAACTGCAATTACTGTATGTATGATCCAGATAATGTACTGTATATCCCTTAGCCCACTCTTTAAGTATTGTGTTTTCTTTTCCTTTACTCTCAAACACATTAGATAACCCAAACTTAACTCCTGCTTTATCCAGTGCATCCAACTTATCTAAAAGATCTCTCTCCGCCTGCTCTCCCCAGCCTCCATTTTCATTATAAGAGGCTACTGTAATCAGATAAGGAGGATCGCAATATACAAAATCATTCTCTCCCAGAGTATCCAGATCCAGCTCTCTAAAATCTTTACTACTAAACTGTATCTCCATGCTCTGGATCCTCTGCACAAAAGTAATAAATTTTTCTCTTAGTGTCGGATTAAAACTGCTACGATCTTTACCAAAGGGCATATTATAAGCCCCTTTGTTATTAAATCGTATCTGATTATTAAAGGAATAACAGATCAATGTATACAGCATTAAAGGATCTGATTTTCCTTTGTTATAAAGCTCTCTCAAAGCTAAATAACCCTCTTTATTTTCCTTAGATAGATCATAACTGCTTATGTACCCGTCAATTTTCCTAAGGCTCTCCTCAACTCCGATTTTCTTAAATTCCTGTAGCATTTCTGGTACCTGCCACATGAGATCATTAAATACTACTTTCTCCGCCTTAACATTTACGGACACATTCCCCCCCCCTGCAAACAGGTCTACAAAGGTATTTACCTGTTTTGGAAATAACTCTAAAAGCTGTGGGAGGAGTTTGTATTTTCCACCTGTATAGTTAAGTGGACTCTTTACATACTCCATCAAATAAACCTCCTTTATGTTTTGATCGATCCTAATCACATAAAGGAGATTTCCTTAGATACTAATTTTATGAATTTTTCAAACCTGCTACCAGAGTATATACCTGCTCTGCCTCCTCATAAGAGAGTTTTGTATAATCAAACTCCTTAAGCCAGCCTACCATACACTTTCTCTTATTTTCCTGTATAACCTGCCTACCTCTTTCCTCAGTATAAGGCTCTAAATAAAGTGAGGTTCTACCGTATCCAGAGGATCTATGATACTCATATCCGTTACTCTTAAATCTCTCTTTTTTACCATCCCCATACTCTATATCCAATAGCCCTGTAGGAGTTCTTTTTACCACAGTACCTACATAATAGGATTTACTGCTAAAGTAGCTCGCATACACTATTACCTTATCTCCTACCTGTAAATTTTCTCCGTTAAAATCAAACACTCTTTAACTCCTCCAATACTCTAAAATGATGTACCTCTCTGGTATCTCCTTTTTTAACCTGTACTCTCCTTACAGATCCTACCTCTAAAGGAGTTACGCACTCCTCCAGAGTTCGCTCTTTCTTATCTTCCTCATCATATACTTTATATCTCACTTTTTGCCTCCTACATCATACTTTTTAAGACACTCATTACAGATAGTTTTCTTTACCCATCTATCTAGCCAGTTATGCCACACATCAGCTCTCCTATAAGGCTCCATCCAGATATATCTATGGCAATCGTGGCACATCACAGGAACCACAGCAAAACGATTATATTTAATTTTCATTTCTTACTACCTCCGATTTTCTGAAATACAGCTCATCTCCTACATAAATCTCCGATGATCTAGCATTACAGTTATCTTTAGATATAAGCGTATGCTTTGCAAGATTTCCGTAATATTTTTTAGCAAGAGATACAAAACTATCTCCTCTTTGTACCTTTACAATAAAGTACCCTTTTCTATAAGGCTTGTTATGGGAGTGTAAAAACTCACGCCTCTTACACATTTTTTCATAAGCTTTTTTAGCTTTTCTCCTCTCAATATAAGCCTGTACAGGATGCTTTTTCTCCCACTCCTCACGCTTTCTCCTCTCAAATTCCATAAGAGCTAACTCAGCCTCAGTAGGAGATAATCCAAAATTAAACACTATGTATCCTCCTGTTTTAATCCCATCACATAATCCATTGATAATCCTAAAAGGCTACAGATCTTAGCAAGCCTCATACTGCTAAGATCTGTACCGTTATATAAAAAGGCGTATATTGTGGATCTGCTTATCCCTGTTTTATCGGAGATAGTCTGGAGAGGTATATCCAGCTCCCAGATCCTCTCCATTACTCTCTCTCTCCAGCACTCATTATAGAGTAGGTTTTCCTCTGTGCCTTTTCGTGCTCTACTCTGATATGAGAGGGCTTTGTTAAGCCCTCATAATCTCTTATACCTCTGCTATATCTATGCTGTACGGTATCCAGCCTTATACCGCTCTCCTTAGCTATTTGATTTAGAGTTTTACCATCTACTAAGATCCTGTTAGGCTTACCCTTTAGCTCTGGTAAAGGAAAATATCCCATAGGCTTACTCCTCCTCTAAATAATCATCCGCTAAATTCTCTCCATACCAGTAATCATTTACCTCAGCATCTACGCTCATAGGGAGATCTATTAGGCTGTGTCCTACTCTTTTCATAGTGTTTACTAAAAGATCTGCTCCCTCCTTAATATGATCCTCTGGTACCTCCATAATTAACTCATCGTGTACGGTTATTACCATGTGACAATCCAGAGCCTTATACTGTGGATCATTGTAAATAGCGATCATAGCTAATTTCATAATATCCGCACTGGATCCTTGTATTACAGCATTAAGGCTCTGCCTGTGAGCCTCTTGATAGCGGTAATCATCGTGATCTGGTAACTGCATCTCTGGCAATCTTCTCTTTCTGCCCTGTATGGTAGTTACATATCCGTACTCCTCCGCCATCTTCTCTACCTTAAGGCGGAGCTGTTGGATCTTAGGAAAACTCTTATAAAAATCATCAATAAGTTTCTGAGCCCACTCAGCACTCTTATCAAACTGCTCTCCGATGGCTTTAGCTCCACGCTCGTACATGATACCTAAGAGTACACTTTTCATAGTTGTACGCCTGTGCTTACCCTCAGCGTTTACCGTACCATCTGGATAAAACTCTCTACAATCCTCATAAGGCACACCATACACCTTAGATCCCATGATAGCATATAGATCTTTACCCTCTCTGTATGCCTCCTGCATCGCCTCATCTCCAGATACATAAGAGAGTACTCGTGGCTCAATCTGGCTAAAATCTCCTCCTACAAACTTATAACCATCTCTAGCTCTAAAGATCTTACGGATGCTTTTCTCATGGCTAGGAATGTTCTGTAGGTTGATCTTAGTAACTGTATCACTACTTGAAAATCTACCTGTTTTAGCCCCATACTGGTTATATGTGGTATGTACTGCATTAGTCTTAGCACACTTAACCTCTGGGATCTTATCTATGTAAGTTCCTAAGAGCTTTCCGCACTCCTTATATCTCTGGTAGTTATCTAAAAACTGGATAAACTCCTCTCCCTTTTTAGTGCCTGCCTTTTTAGCCTTATTTCTATGCTGTTGTACAATCTTATCTCCTGTACCTCTTGGCTCTTTTCTGGATACGCTTTTCAGTTTGAAAATATCATAGAATAAACAAGCCACCTGCTGAGGGCTGTTATAGTTGATCTTCTTTGTACCCTTAGTTAATCTCATAAGAGTAGGATTTTCCTCTATAAACTTATCAAACTTAGCTACATACTCATCACAGAGCTTTTCTTTCTCCGCCATCTCTGCATTAAATTTTACAGAGAGCTCCTTAGCATAGTCCTCACGGATCTCTACACCTCTAAGCTCCATATCCATACAAACATCAATAAGAGGCATCTCAATATCTCTAAACACATGATAGAGCTTTCTGTAGTCTGCTCTCGGATGATCCTCTCTAAGATACTTTTTCTGGAATTGATACAGAGCCCATGTTTTAAAACCATCATTGGCACCATAAATAGCAAAAATATCAATAGGGATATAGTTACATGGAATACCCTCAAAGAGATCTCCAAAATCCTCATCTGAGCCCTCCCCATTAAGGATATACTTGTTATACATCGGTTTTAATCCGTGTTTCTCATTCTCATTGAGTACCCATCCAGCTATGTTAGTATCCCACCATACATTAGCGATCCTCTGCCCCCACTGAAAAGTAACTACTTTATCATCAAACTTAATATTATGATTGATGCACTTAAGGGATCCGTTAGCCAGATAAGGGAGCATAACCGCCTTACACTCCTCCTCTGTCATTTGCCCCTCAACTCTCTTATTCTGGAGATCCGTATGATTAAACGGTACATAGAAACTAGGGAGATCTGGATTATATAAACAGATACCTACTAAAATATCGTTATACACATCCAGCCCTGTAGTTTCCACATCCAGTACATACTCACTTACTCCAGTTAAGTAGGTTTCCATTACTTCCTTAAGCCTCTCTGGAGTACGGATAACCTCATACTCTCCCTCAGCATGGAGCCTACCGCTCTTTACCAGCTCATTTATTACCTCCAGCCCTTTAAGTAAGGTATTCTGGTTTCTTTTCAAATTTATATTACATACTTTTTTATGAGCTAATCGGCTACTAAGATCTTCCAAATCCACGCTCTCTCTACTCATATCTACCTGTATCTCTCTTGCCATCCTGTATCCTCCTGTTTAATAAAAGAGGGAGGTTTTTAGCCTCCCTCCCTGCCTTAAAATACTCTCGTAGCTCCTGCTCCGCTGTCATTATTGCTATCATTATTGTTACCCTTATTAAGCTGTAATCTGCCCTCGATAGCCTTAATCTGATCCTCACGATCCAGATCTAAGATAAGTGAGCCTACTAAGTTCTGAGGCTCTGGGATCTCCATCTCACTAGGATCCTTAGGGAAATACTGATATGTAGTCTTAAGGCTACCTTTTGCTCCAGATCTCTTGATCTTAATATCTCTCTTAGTTAGATCTCCGTACTCTCCAGCTAAGCCGATAAGGTTCTTAATATCTGTTAAGCCTCTCTCCCAGAGCTGTACCTGCTTATCCTTATCTTTCTCATCCTTGTTAATCATCTGTAAGAACATTCTAAGCTGAGGCTTATTACCGCTCTTGCAAAACTCACAGCTCTCTCCTTTACAGAGGCAAGTACGATCTCTACCGCTACCGTCTACATCTAATTTGTGTACCTCGTAGATGGGAAAATCATAATCTGTTTCTCCATCCTTTACTCCTACCTCTCCCTTATGGAGGAGGCGTACTGTAGCTGTATCTCCATCATCCTTTAACTGAAACCAGCCTGTTTTAGAAAATCCTCCATTGTCATACTTGTTAATAAGATCCTGTAATCCCATTTTTGTATCCTCCTGTTTTTCCTTGATTTTTTTTATTTCTACAGCATCAAAGCCTTTACAGCTCCTACCATGCTGTTGATAGCAAAACGCTTATCCACATTCTTTCCTACCAGCACATCCGCCTTATGCTCACTCTTTTTAGTAAGCACTACAGCCTCTCCTTTTAAGATGGCTAACAGGGTTCTTAAACTACTCATACCGCTTACCTCCTTGCTTTTCGTGATAAATAACTTAATCACATCCACCCAAATTATTTAGACAGCATATTGATAACCAGCTAAAATAAATTTCTTTTTGAGGTTTTTGATATGCCAGCTTACGGTAGCATTAGTAATATTGAGAGCCTTAGCAATCTCTCCCTTAGCTCCTCCAGCCATGAGGATATTTACCGCTACCTGCTCCTTATCATTGAGCTGTAAGCTATCTAAGAGATCCATAAACTCTACAGAGCTAAAATCCTTGCACTCTACCTCAAAGTTGCTATCTGTTTCTGTACCGCCCTCTTTGTTGATCTCAGATAACCGATCTAAGCTATCTGGAGTGGTACCTGTAAATCTTTTCTGGCGTGTAGCCTCGTTGTATAAACGGTTAAGGTGCTGACGTACATAAACCTTAAGGAGAGTAGAAAAAGCTACTCCCTGCTCTGGATCATAATCCTCTATAGCTCTGAACATCGGTATATAGCTCTCACTTGTAAGATCCTCTAACTCAGAATTAGGGATAGAAGTTAAATATGGAGATACTAAAAGGTTAATAAGCCCCTTGTTAGCCTCTATGAGCTCTTTAAGATAGCTCTCATCTCTACTCTCTTTGTACGCTTTAATAAGTTCCTCATTTGTTCCTGTAATAAATCCTTTACTCATCCTGTTTTCCTCCTTTAATATCCTGTGAGATGGTCTTTCCAACCATCTCCGTACTCTTTGACAAGATCGTTAATGTCCTTTAGGCTCGTATGCCATTTGAGGTTGATAAACCGAAAACCTTTAGGTATCAGTAACCTCTTGATCTGGGAGGCTCCTTTTCTCCCTGCATCATCGTTATCTGTGGCAAGTACAAACCGCCTAAAAGGTGTACGCTCCAGCTCTTTACACTGATCCTCTGAGATATGTGATCCCATGATGGCTACCGCTGGTACTCCATAAGAGATAAGGCTGAGAGCATCTATCTCACTCTCTGTAATCCAAACCTCCTCTATCTGATCCGCTGTACCCCAGCTAAAAGATCCGTTTAGGATCTCCCAGAGCCCAAACACTACGGAGGTTTTATCTACCTCTTTTGCGTTATAAAAATGCTTTCCAGCTATGCTCCTGCCCTTGTAAAAGATCACTTTCCCATCCATGCCCCTTACAGGGAAAAGTACTGTTTTATCCTCTGGATCAAACCCCAGCTCATAAGCCTCTAACACCCAGTTAGCTATCCGCCTTTTATGTAAGTACCTACACGCCTCCTCACTCTGTAGGAGGTTCTGTGTGTACTGCTTTACTAAGCTCTCCTCCAGTACTGAGGATTTAGCTGTGGATCCTCTGTACATATCCAGATCTGGGAGCTCTCTCTCCTCCGTCTGGTAGTTGTACTGATTTACCAGCCACTTAAAGCCCTCTACTGGGCTACTCAGCCCTAATAAATCCGCTACAAACTGAGGTAGATCCGCTGTGTATCCACAGGTGTAGCAATGCACCGTACCAGCCTCGTAGGTCTTATCCTTTGTTACCTTTTGCTGTAGGAGCACTCCGCAAGATGGGTTATGCTCCTTACCGTTTGCGTGAAAAGGGCAAGTACACATAAGATCCGATCCTGTGTTTTTAATCTCCTTAAGTAGCCCTGCTCCGTAGAGCTGGAGCTTAAGATCCTTAAGTACCTGCTCTACTGTGGCTACTATTGGAGTTTTCCAGATCGTTATCACTTTTTAGCCTTTGCCTTTTTAGGAGCTGTGAGCTTAAGCATTACTACCTCTGTTACCTTTAAGGCATCTGCTAATACTTCCTGTGGCAACTCTCCAGCCTCTACCGCCTTAAGAGTTGCATCCTCATCTACAACCTCCTTAGTTGCGATACAGCTAGTAAGGTTTCTCTCATGGAGTTCTGCTAAGAGCTTTTCCTCATCCATGCTCTTACGCTCCTGCACAATTCGCTCAAATCGGTATCCAGCCTCATCCGTGTAATCACTTTCTCCAGCCTCTAACATCGCATCCTTAAGGAGTGCCTTGTATTTCTCCTCCTCTTTCTTTGCACTGTCTAAGGCTAACTTTCTGGCTTTATAAGCCTCCTTTAACTCTGCTAAATTCATTAGCTTGTACCTCCTTTATCTCTGTTTTATTGTATATCATTCTCTGTTTAATAGAGATTGATAGCAAAAATATATGAGGGGAGTACCCCCTCTGTGTTCTCTCTATTTCTCAGAGAACAATTATAATATAATCCTGTTTTACAGAGATGTCAATACCTAATTTTCTGTTTTACAGAGTTTTATCTCTGTTTTACTTTACTTTTTCTCTGTAATACTGTATAATTAACTTATCCCTCAAAGGAGAGGAGGTGTAAAAACAATGAGTACATTTGCTAAAGCACTTACCTACTACCTAGCGGTAAAAGGTAAAACTCAGCAAGATCTAATCAACGATCTCCACTACAGCTCCTCTACAGTTTCTCAATGGTGTACTGGAAAGAACACTCCTAGAATGGATAGGATTGAGGCTGTAGCAACTTATCTAGGGATAGATGCTACGGATCTCCTAAGAGATCCAGAGATTTTCTCACAGGAAAAGTTTTCTACTGATCCTGCTTTAATCTCAAAGATCTTAGAGAGTAAGCCCTCTCTATACGATTTATTTAAGCTATCTATCTCACTATCAGATAAGGATCTGGAGCTACTTAAGGGATTAGCTCAACGCATCAATGAGCTACAAAATCTTAAAGAGGAGTAATCCTCTGGATGGAGCCAGCCTGCAAAAGCTGGCTCTTTTTCTTTATCAAAACTCAACCGTAATCTTCTTTACGCCAGCGTCTTTTACAGCCTTTATGGTATCTGCAATAAACTCATTCACACAAATTTCTGCAAGCCCCTCATCTGCATCCAGATCGCTCATAAGCTGATTATTTAACATTTTACACTCATTAAGCTCCGCCTCTAAATTTTCAATATAGGCTTTCTGTTTAAGCGATACATCCATAAGATGCTTAACCTCGTCTAAATCGTTAATATGTCTATGATCTCCTAACATCTCTCCTACAGGCATTTCCAAATAATCACAAATTTCCATTAACTTCTCAATGTCTGGTAAATGGGCTCCTCTCATCCACCCATTTACTGTAGTGGGCGGTACCTCCAGCACCTTAGCAAGCTCTACCTGCTTAATCCCTCTCTCTGAAACTGCTTTGTGTAAATTTTTTGCAAACTGTCCTTTAATCATCTTTTTTTCCTCCTATAAATTAAAAAGCTGGGATCTGTGGCTCACTCTCACGCTCTCTAAGAGGTGTAGAGTTTCCAGCCTTTGAAAAATCCATATAAGCCAAAGGGATACCGTACAGATCACTAAGCTCCTGTGCTTTCTCCATCTTAGGAGCTGTCTTACCTGTTTCCCAGCTAACAATAGTCTTATCACTACAGCCTAAGATCTCTGCCACCTCTGCCTGTGAGTACCCTGCTTGTATTCTGCAAGCGGAGAGCCTCCATTTCATTTCAAAGTAGTTCATTAACTAGCCCTCCCTGCTTTATATTTTTCCAGAGCCTCCTCCGTTACAAACTTCTTAAGAGTAGGGATCATTACCTCACGCTCTACCGCCTCCAGCTTTCCGCTCTGGATATTTCTATAAACATTTCTCTCACTACAGCCTAAGATCTGAGCTACCTCCTCTACTGTGTAGGCTTTCTCCTGTGGCTCCTCCTGCTTTTCCTCTACCACCTCTACAGGAGCCTCCTCTCCAAACACTGGAGCATACTTAGTCTTAAAAGCCTCACTCTGAGCTCCGATAATACGCCCTGCCATAAGATCACAGCCAGCCTTAGTAATGTGGTACAATCTACCGCCCTTATCTGGATCCTCTGAGAAATACTTAGGAGCCTCATCTCCTAACTGTGTAATATATTTGCGGATCGCTCTCAAAAGGTTATCGTGCCTCTTTCCCAGCATCTCCGCTACTTCCTTACTTGTAATCGTCATATAAAAAAAATACCTCCTTTTCCGATTTACTTAACCTAATCAGAAAAAGAGGTAACATTTAGAGAAATTTTTATTATTTTTTCTTACTTAAATCAAAAATAGAGATTTTATCATTCTCTGAGTTAATTCTGGTATTAGTATCTACCACAATTTTATTATCTAAGATACCTGCTACAAGCCTCTGTATAATCTCTAACTCTCCCATCTCATGTAAATAAATAGGGTACACATCTCCCTCATCTGTAAGATATACAGGGATGATCCTCCCCTTAGGTACTCCGCCTTTAGAAACCATAATCTTTCTCTCCTCCTTTATCCTTTTCTCCGTCTGATTTATCGTCCTTTTTATCCTCTGTGCTCTCCTCTGGATTTTCACTAAGGAGAGGCTTAAGGTATCCTGTGTTTACTTCCCAGATCATAAGTACCTCTTTGTTATTGATACCATATCTGTTTTTCTTAATGCTGATCTTAAGAGTGCCATCTATCACGGATAGAGATAATACTCTTGTGGCATTCTGTCCTACACCGTCACTCTCTGCCAGATCATGGAGCTCTGGGCTCTCTCCCTTTTTACGGTTCTTAACTGCCTCACGGTTAGCCTGTGCCATAAGGAGTACAGGCTTTTTAAGCTCCTTACTCATCAAAAAGAGATCCTCTGAGATATTGTTATAAGCTATTCTAGGTATATCCGCCCTACGCTTATCACTCATAAGAGAGAGCTGATCTATTACAATCATATCCGCCCCATGCTTAATAGCTAAGCTCTTAATCTCATCCACATTAGGCTTACGCCCCTCAAAATCATCTGGAGTAACTACGATAAATCCGCTCTTTTGCTGGAGCTGTGTTATGTACTTCTCATAGTCCTCCTGTAAGTACTTTGCTCCGTCTGTATCTGGTTTCTTTCCCAGAGTGCCAGATCCGTTAAGGAGCCCCATGTTACTAAAATGCTTATTGAGAGTATCGAAACGAAAACCAACCATAGCGGTACTCATCTCTCCAGAGTACATAAGAATTTTATAACCCATATTCCACGCCATAGTAGCAAAGTACTCTCCGATCCATGTTTTACCCACATTAGTACGCCCTGTGAGTACTACCAGATCCTCTCCCCAGAGCCAGCCATTAGTGATCTCATCCAGCTTAGGGATACCTGTAGGAATACCTATAAGCCCCTTTACCTCACAACGCTTTTTATACTCTGTAAGACGATCTCCAGCGTTAGAGATAATATCATAGCCATCTTTATTCCTGCTCACTGGTACGGATTTCTCCAGCTTTTCTATCTCCTCTTTGAAGTACTGAATAGCCTTAATACTATCCTCTTTTACTACCTTTGCTGTATCCTCAATCAGAGGCACCAGCTTAGTATATGTGTAAGCCTCTTTGAGCTTATATACTAAGTAATCTGTACTCTCTGTAACCTCCAGCATTTGAAAATCTTTGAACCTGCCTAAAAAGGTTAGTTTGTCTGGCATCTGCTTATAGCTGTTGTAATGCTCTATGATAAAATGGATCTCCTCTTTACAGGTAAGAAACATCTCCTCTATTACTCCGTTAGAGTGGAGGATTTCCAGATCTGGAGCATCTAATACCTTACAGAGTAAACTCTGCTCAATCATATTAGCCATTTATAAACCCCTCCTATCTCCGCTTGTAATTTCTACTACCTGTGAGGAGCCTAATACTCTACTGGCTATCCGATCCCCTAGCTCACTCCTAAGCTCCTCTGGAGAGAGGTTACTGGTATAAATCGTAGTAAGGTTATTAGATACTCTGGTATTTATGATGCTTACCATCCTCTCCCTTACCCAGTCCGTTACCCTCTCTGCTCCTATATCGTCTATGATGAGGAGCCTACAGGTTTTTATCATTCTTAAGATCTCATCAAACTCTGGATCTTTGTTATCATAGTTATCTCTGAGATCTTCTAAGAAAGTGGGGAGAAAAATATATAGCCCCTCATTTTCCAGCCCTGTATTAAAAGCTATCTTTCTGAAAAAGTAACTCATAATCTTACAAGCCCATGAGGTTTTACCGTTCCCTGTACTCTTTCCCCAGATATATAAACCTCTGCCCTCATCTACCATACTGAGCACATCATTTTTATAATTATCCAGCACTGTAAACGCCTCCAGATCCTCTCCATTCTCTGGCTTAAGAGCGATAGTATAACGGTATCTCTCTGGGATCCTGCTTAAATTGTATAAAGCTCTAAGCACTCTGTAGCCTCCGCATACATCACTACAGGAGCTTTTATCTTTCTGGCAATAATCACTTGCATAGCATTTCATCCGCTTTTACCTCCTTTTGAGTAATCCTAATCACAAAAGAGGCAAAAATTTAGAGGAGAGCTTTTACACCCTCCTCCAGATTACTAAAATACAATATCTTTACCCTCAGCATCTTTAAGGGTATTACCACTAAACTTTTTACTAACCGCTGTAGGCTTTCCCTGTCTGCCATAGTTCTTAAGAGGATAGAGATCTTTCCATCCCTTATCTATGCTCTGATCCACAATAGCTAAAGCCACTACAGGATCCTCTCCAGCATTATCTCTAAGGGTACTAGCAAACTTTTCTACTGTAGTTACCTTAGGAGTATAGTTTTTACCCCTACAGTACTGTATAAATTTACTAAGAGCCTCTTTCACAAACTTATTAACAGGATCCTCTAAGATAGTACTATAAGATTTCTTTTTAGGGGCTTTGCCCTCCATCTCTTTAGAGATGGATTTTTCTATATTATCTTTACTATCTTTATTGAGTAAAAAATTTTTACTCGTATCGGGTAAAGTTTTTTTACTCGTTGGATCTTCATCGGATAAAATTTTTTTACTCGGTCTTAAAGCTGTATAGCTGTTGTAAATGAGAGCCCCTTTAGTGGTACTACTCTTAGTGAGGAAACCCTGCTTAACTAGGTTATCTAAAGTGTTAATTACTGTAGGTCTTGATACACCGCCCAGCCACTCACAGAGGTAGTCTACACTCCCTGTAAAAGCTGTGTTAGTAGTCTGAGAAAATCCGTAGATGATCGCATAGAGCATAAGAGCATTACCCTTTAGTTTTAGCTCTGTTACCATCCAGCCCTGTACAGCAAAGTAATTATCCTCTCTTACTTTTATCTGTTTTGCCATAATTACCTCCAGTTAAGGAGAGAGGAGAGATACTCTCCCCCCCCCTGTAAGTATTACTCCATCTCTGAGATGGTTTTCTCAATGTTATCACAAACCTCATCAAAAGCCTGTTTAATAATAGCCTCTCTCTGCTGAGGGTTCGTACCTCCATCAATCTTAAGATCCATCTTTACTGTAGGCTTACACCAGATACCACTCTTATTCTGTACACTCATACCCAGCTCTACGCTGATCCCTGCTACTCTTGCTGTAAAATCATTTGCCATCTTTGTTATCCTCCATCTCTTTTAAATTTCTTTCTCTGCGTGCCATTCTACGGTTATACTCCTCCACGGATTTACAGCCCATCTTTCTAGCTAATACCTTTTTGTGGAGGAGGGTACCGTTATTTTTCTGGATCTGCCTCTGCATTTTCCTCTTGAAACTGCTCACTCTTTTCTGCCTCCATTTCCTCTACGCTGTGCCACACGTTATCCTCTGTTTCAATCTCACACTCTTTATCATGTGGATTGATAATAACCGTAACATCACAGCTATTAGAAGTAAAGCTAGGTAATCCAGATCCATAACCGCCCTTACCTTTAAGTTTGGTTCCTAAGGCTGTAGAGATAATATCCTCTAAAGATTTACCGTTTACCTCTAAACCGAAACCGTGATCTGATACCTCAGCATTTGTAAAACTGATTTTAAGCATCCTGCTTACCTCCTTTTCTTTTGATACTTAACCTAATCACACAAACGGTAATTTTTTAGATAGCCCTCAAAATTAAGGACAAAAAAAAAGAGGAGAGCTGTTACACTCTCCTCACACTTAGGGCTACTTTTTAAGTTTTGCTTTTCTTGGTAATGAGGCATAAGCCTTTATAGCCTCCAGATCCTCCTCATACCAGTATCTATAGCCTCCCTCATCTCTTACACTAGCTGGAATAGCTCCAGCATCTTCCCAGAGGCGGATAGATTGAGTAGAGGCTCCTACCAGATCCGCTACCTCTTTTCTTGTATATACTCTTTTTCCTGTATCTGCATCTATTGTTATCGCTCTCATTATGTACCTCCGTTTTGAGTTATTATACCACACCTGTATATTAAATGCTAAGTAATTTATTGAGGATGGTTTTAATATCCTGCTTAGATCCTTTACCGTCTACTACTCGATCAATGAGATCTTTATTTTCTAACAGGTAATCCTCTACCGCCTCATCTATCGTACCCTTAGCCACCATAGAGATTACATTTACAGCTCCTACAGTACCTATTCTGTGGGCTCTATCCTCAGCCTGTGCATTATCTCCGCTATTCCATGCTTTATCCATAAAGAATACATAAGAGGCTTTATTTAGAGTTAATCCAGTACCCATAGCTCCGATAGTGCCTATAGCGACTTTACAGTGTGGGTTAGTCTGGAAATTGTCTACTAACTTCTGCCTCTGTTCTGGAGGTACCTCTCCTGTAATCACAATCGGATCATACTCTCTAAGTTCTATCCCCAGATCCTTAGCTATCGTACTCCACTGAGAGAAAATAATAGCCTTATGACCGTTAGGGATAATCTCCTCCTCCAGCATCTCCTTAATACGATCCAGTTTAGGGCTATCATCTGTTAAGTTAGGATTACCGCTGGTAAGCTGTCTAAGGCGGAGAGTACAGTTAAGCGGATTAACAGAGGCTAAGATATTCTCCATATCCGCTACAATGCCATTTTTAATATCTCTATACTGTTTTTTCTGGGCTGTGGTAAGTTCTACATACTCAGTACTGTACAGCTTAGGAGGGAGATCTAGTACCTCCTCTTTCTTTCTTCTCAACATTACAGTATTTAACTCAGCATTGAGGCTATCTAAGTTTTTATATCCGATTACCTTATAGCCTCCGAAACCTCCCATAGTACAATAGGCATTTTTAAAGCTATAAAAGGATCTCCTCTCTACTCCCAGCCATGTAAGGATATTCCACAGATCCTCCGCTTTATTCATCGGAGTACCAGATAACCCTATCTTAACTGGAGCTTTCAAAAATCTAAGAGCTTTTCCCTGTTGAGAGCCTCCATTTTTAGCCTTATGGATCTCATCCACAATAATAGCCCCTATGTATCCATCCTTAATCCCCAGATAGAGAGCATCCTGTATTTTCTCATTTCTGAGGCTCTCAATATTGATAACTCCAAAATAAGAGGAGCCTCTGTACCAGTCATTTAGCTGTTGTACTCTAATATCCATCGTCTTACCGTCTACCATTACACAGCCCTCGTTAGAGTGGATCTGGATCTCTTTCTCCCAGTTATATTTTACAGAGTTCACTCCGCATACAATAAGGGTTTTAATGAGCTCTTTCTTTCTGGCTACACAAATATCAATACTCTCCTTTGTCTTGCCTAAGCCCTGCTCATCTCCGATAAGTAAAGAGTTTTTCTCCATGCCATAATTAAAAGCCTCGATCTGATGAGGGAGGGGAGCTGTTTTAAAATCAAAATCTCTTACAGGCTTAATACCCTTTAACCTTTTCTGTGTAGCCTCCCTTTTATCCTCGATCTCCTTAGTATTGAGGGCTTGTACTACAGCCTCCTCACTTTTGATATTGCTAAGCCCTACTTTCTCTATGAGAGCTGGTAGCTCATGTGCTGGGATCTCCCACGCCCTATCCTCTGGTAAGTATCTCCGCTCTGCCAGCTCTTTTACTTTAGCTACAGTAGTGGGATCGTATCTAAATGAGATCTTAAAAGCATCATCAAAATAAGTACCTTTTTCCAGTTTTTCTACTGTTATCATAAAAATAAACCTCCTGTGATTTAGTCTTTATATAACTTAATCACAGGAGGTAAATATATTTAGATAACCCCTATATAATTTATGCTACTAACTGCACATAAAGCCCCAGCTTTCTAGTACAGTACATATAATCCTCTAAGTAGTGGATCATGCTTTCAGTATGTATCTCGGAACATTTCTGCCGATAAATCCATAGATTGCACCCTTTTTGATGTGGATATCCACATTGTCAACTGCCTTCTGGTGCCCATACTGCTTGGTCAGTGCCTTTGTCTGCAATAATATTTCACTCACAATCAAATCTCCTTTTCTTTTTTCCTTAGCAACCCTTTAATCATAATATAAATGTAAAATCCTAATACATCGCTAACAAAAAGTAAAAAAAGAGTAAAGCTTGTTTACCTTTACTCTTTCATTTTGTAACCGATGCCCCACACTGTCTCTATGTACTCGTCATCGGTCAGCTTTTTTATCTTCTTTCTGATATTGCTGATGTGCACATCAAGAGTCTTTGTCTCGCCAATATACGGCTCATCCCAGGCATATTCAAATATGTCCTCCTTGGCAAACACCTGTCTGGGATGCGCCATGAGAAGCTCGAGTATGGCAAACTCCTGCTTTGTGATGCCGTCAACAGCGTTATCTGCCACGTAAAGCTGTCTTGAAATCCGATCGAGCACAAGCTGTCTGTGCTCTATTTTAACGGGTCCCGCTATGTATGTATTTGCAGTATCTCCCTGTCCGGTATCATTTTCTGCTTTTGTCTGATTTTCTCCTGCCTTTCCCGACTTTGAAGGCACATCTGCCACCGCATGACGCAGCTGCACAGCCACTCTGGCAACGACCTCCTTTATCTCAAACGGCTTTGTGATGTAATCATCAGCGCCTGCCACGAGCAGATTGATTTTCTCATCCAGTTCATCCTTTGCCGTAAGGATTATCACCGGAAGTGACGCATCCATCTGCCGTATCCGCGCCAGAAGCTCCTCCCCTGAAAGCCCCGGAAGCATCAGATCCAATAGCACAAGCGCATAAGCTTCCCTGTCCAGCTTAAGCAAAAGCTCTCCCTCTGTGCCCGACCATGCCTGTCTTGTCCTATATCCGGCTTTTGAAAGCGCTGTCGCAAGCAGATCATTAATGTCCTTGTCATCCTCTATTATGAGTATCTCCCCGGATTTGTTGTCTGTCATAATATTCCCTTTCTATATCTATTGTACCGTTTCTATGAATCCGCCTGCTTCTTTGACGGATCCGGATAGATTGGCTCACAGAAATGCACTGTGTATTCCTGCACATAAAAACCATCTGCATCGATTACATCGCTGTCACTCATAGTGATAAACACCGGAAGCACCGGCTTATTATTCCTTGCAGCAAATGTAAAAGAAGTGCAGAAATCGCCTTCCTGCACTATCCATACTGTAGTCATAGTCTGCGTCTATCTTTTTTGCCTTGATTGAAGCAGAGGAAAACTCGTCCTCCAGCTCGTTTTCGTAATAATATACTCGCATGTATGACATTTTACTATTATTCAGTTGTTTTTGCAAACTTTAGTTTAGTGCCAATACACATCAAAAAAACAACAGTAACTTTTTATATTCTAGAAATATCCCTCGACTCCCTGCACCAGTCCGTCTGCCAGATTTTCAAGTGTAGCATCGCTGTGGTCAGAGCATGCGTTGCCAAGCTCTACATCCACTGACGGAACTGTACTGTATGAGGTCTGTGTCAGGTCTATTGCCATAGAGCCATTACCGTTTATCTTTGCTCCATGAGCGCGCAGTCCTTCTATCAGGCTTGCCCCAAGTGCATCATGCTGCTGCCAGTGTGATGCAACCGGCTCCATTCCCTTTATGCCTCCCGGCACTGATATGTAAAAGCAGCCCTTATCGTAGCTTAGTCCGTCGCCATCCCAATGCAGAGCAATATGACAGTCTGCCGCATTATTGCAGATGACAGTACGTGCCACATTGTCAAGCTGTACATCGCTTCCGTCTCTTACCATAAGCACATCATAGCCTGCCGCAAGCAGCTTGTCCTTTAATATCTGCGCCATACGGAGTGTGACAGAGCTCTCCGGTGTACCGTCATTAAAGGACATACCACCTGAAACTGCTACTGCTTTTGTTGCGCCTGCGCCTGTTGTACCACCTGTGGTCTTTGCAGAGCCGTCAGGATGACAAAGTGTCTTCACCGAAGTTCCTCCGCTTGTACCGTGTCCAGCATTGACACCTACTACTATGTTTTTGCGGTTTGCTGTAGCCTTGTACATGACCGCACAGCCTGAATTTATCGCTGAATGGTCTGCATACTGCCATGAAGGATTTAGTGATACTGATTCTCCATTCTCATAGGATGCTCTTTCTACATACTGATAAGAGGAATTATTATCACCTGAATTGTTCTGCTCCTCGTCCGGCTGTTCGGCAGTCTGTTCTGTCTGCTGTGTTTCTTTTGCGGCCTCTGTTACCACCTCTGTCACAGCTTCTGTTTCCGTAGGCATCTCAACCTTCTCTGCAGCCTGTGTCTCTATTGCAGGCTCTGTCGATGTATCCTGTGCTTTTTTGCCGCATGATGCAAGGGTAAATATCATCATGCCTGTAAGTAATATTGCGGTAAATCGTTTCATTTTATGTAATCTCCGTTTATATAATTGAATTGTGTACCAATATGTATCAGTGATACATATAGATACTTTATACATATTATAATAAAGTTCAGGAATTTTTTCATCTTTTTTTGTTTTCTAAAAAATAAACTAAAATTGCATATATGGTCATACAAAATAAAAATATATATTCACATACAGAATACTCACTCAATGTAATGAAATGTGAATTAACAACCGACAATAAAAAAACTTGTAAAAACAAAATAGAACCAGCAAAATGTAAAATTTTTGTATTTTTCTTTATTACTATAAATAAATTAATAATCATATAAATTAGTATTGCAATTAACACATATATTATTTTGCTCATATATTTTATCCTATCTAATAATTATTTTTTTCTATTGTCATAAACACTAAATACTTGAGCTATTAATGCAAGAAGCATAATGATAAACAGCCCTATGCTATTTCCATATAAAAATATAGTAAACGCCTGTATTGCAACGATTACCCAGTTAATTATTAATAAAACAAGTTCAAGATTTTTTTTCATTTTCATTTTCTCCTTTTCTTAACTTTTTATATAAACTATCAAATGGTAAAATTTATATATTACTTCCTTCCTAATTCACCATTTCTAATATATCAGCATTTTTTGAAGAAATTCACAAATCACTCCAAAAAGTGATATCAATGCACTTATCAGAATGTTGAAAGCAAAACTTTCTAAAAATACTCTATAATAAACTCAATTACTTTCTTAAACTTTCCTTGAATAATCATTCCAATAGTTCCCACTATAACAATAATTATTCCTATATAAAACATAACATATGAATCAATAAACCATGTTGTTATTTCCATTATCACGCATCCTATGACAAAAATCATTACTGACAAATTAGAAATTATTTTTTTCAT